ATTCGTGGTATTTCCAATGAAAAGTGTGTTGGAAAGAAAAGAATATGCAAGTTCTCCGTCTGCTAATGATGAAGGTGCTGTGTTCGCATATGAACGGAGAATTTGTATTGATGTATTTGCCATTTAAAAGAAACCGGAATCAGCACCTTGGAAAGCCAAATATGTTACTGAGTTTGCTACTGCCCGAGCAAGTGCATCTGGGTCAATCTCACCAGCTGTTGTTTGAACAGGCACAAAACCGCCAATTGGCGACACAACAATGGCGATTGGATCAGGATTTGCATCTGTTGGACGTGATGCAAACGATATTGAACCAGTTATATCATCAGCTTTAATAACTGTACCATCCAAGTCAATTGTGTTACCACTTAGATATAGACTTCGGAATTTATTTGTTCTACTACCAAGATCAAATTGTCTAGATGCTGTCGGTAATAGATTGCCATGTACAGGAGTATCGGCACCAAGGCCTTTTGCAGAAAATGTTTTGGTTTGTGAGTTGTATACAATCACATCACCAGTGTTTGCACCAACTAAACTAAGGTCAGTTAAACTCCTAAGTGTTTTGGTACCATAGGATAACGTCTGCACTTTAGTTTTCTGGCCTTCAACTCTAACTTTTACGGTTGCTGGTTGTCTAACAGTTACGGTTGGCATATTATTCCTTTAAAATACTGTAACTTGGGGTAAGACGTTCACAACTCCCTCTAAAACACGTATTACTGTGTTTGAAGAATCTTTGATAATCACATCATACACATAACGACCAGCAGAAATGTTTGCGGTGTTTGCATAAGGTAGAGTTAAAAGTATAACACCTTCTGTTGGATCATTAACTTGTACCACAAAGTTTGCGGTTGTGCTACTAGAATAGTATGATTTTTTCATGGCAGCTTTAACTTGGCTACCAGTCAAAACAAAAGGTGAACCATCGGCCTGATCCAAAGAGATGGACGTACTAAAGTTTGAACCTTGTTCTAAAAATAATTCTTGGTAACCAGCTGGCATTATTTAACCCCTTTTAGAGGTATTTATACTGAAAGTAAATTCGCTTTCCGGATTCTTGGACCTGTCGGAGAAATTTCTGGAGCCGGAATGCAAAAATTCGAAATTTTATGGTTTAGGGTATTTTGCTTTGACTGCTTTACAATCAGCAATGTACTTATCTATGGCTCTTTGGTCACCTTTGACTACTGCATCCAAGTAAACTTCTACTGGAGGGTATGCATTTTTACGGTATGCGGCATATAGACTTGGATCATATTCTGGTTCTTTGTATTCAACTTCTACATATTCAGCAATAGTTCCAAACTCACCAGCAACACAACGATTATAAATTTCGGTGGTATGGTCGTGGTGATCGTCTGGTGTTGCTGTAAAAAGTACTTCACCAATAGTTACGAAATTGACAGTACAATCTATTGATGTTTTATCTTTGGAGGTCCATTTAGGATTCTTTACACTTGTATATTCCATTTTCATTTTTATTGCTTTCTAATTTATGATATTCTTTGAAAGAGTGCATTGTAATTAAATACATATCCACTGGCGCCATGAGCGCTCATGACAACCGCACTCAGTACTCTCCATGTACCTGAAACAAAAGTGACTCCTCGAGGATCGTTCCACGGCATGACTAGGGTGCTTTCGCTGTCGTGGAGGGTGTAAAAAGTTTGAGACATTCCTCCAGAAAGACGCCAATGTGAGTAACCACTGTCAGTATCACCATAAAAGGGGCAGTAGTACAGTTGTGAACCTGGTATAGTGTTTCCCATAAATGTCTTTGCAGCGTTGGCTGCGCTATTTCCTGATAAAGATGCCCAAAATAAAGCTAAAATTGCACCAACACCAGTGGTAGCAGGAGTTGCAGCAGCGGCTTCAGCTGAAGTTATAAAACCAGCACCATTAGTTAACTGATTGGTATTAGATGGAATTGTTGGTAGACTAGATAATTCTGAATATGCATATGACGGTTTTGTTGCTGCTTTTGCCCAAGCAGACACATCAGAAGCTGGTAATGAAGTTGGTATGGTTGGTATTGTTGGTCTTCCACTCAAATCTCCGTATGCTCCAGATGTTGCAACAGTTGCCAAACCAGAAACTGCACCAGCACCAATTGCAATATTAAGTACAGATAAATCCGTTACTTGACCTTTAGCATTGACTGTAATTCTTGGAGTTTGTGATGCACTGCCAAATTGACCAATATTAACAGCAACCGAACTTAATCTTGCTGTAGCTAATGTACCTGTAGTAATATTATCAGCATTCGTAGTGTCTGTAGTTGCTGAAGTTGCTAAACCAGAAACTGCACCAGAACCAATTGCAATATTAGTTGAAGTTACAGCCGTAACTCTACCTTTTGTATCCACTGTAATTGCAGGAACTGCTGATGCTGAACCAAATGATCCAGAATTAGTACCAGCATTACTCAGTCTAGCGTCCGGCAATGTACCTGTACTGATGTTGGATGCATTTGATGTATCTGTTGTTGCTGAGGTCGCAAATGATGGATATCCAGTGATTTGAGAGGTTGCAATTTGTATGGCCACATTAGTTGCAGACTTAACTCTACCTTTTGCATCAGTGACAATTTGAGCAATATTACTTGCACTACCATAATAGTTTGCCGCAGTCAAAGAAGCTTGGCCAGGCAATCTATCATCAGCCAGTGTGCCACTGGTTATTTGGCTTGTACCTATAGCAATAGAAGTGTTGGATGCACCAGTGATTCTACCCTGTGCATCAACAGTTACAGTTGGTACTTGACTTGCAGTACCATATGTGGTTGGTGTAACAGCTGTATTTTCTAAAACTGATGGTGTAATCTTTGTTGTCATTTAATTTGTCCTTTTAATGTTTCCACTTCAGCTTTCAATTCTTTAATAGCTGCAAAAGCTAAAGCACAAAGTTTTTCATAATCAACAGCTAATGAACCATCTGATTTTTTTCTTGTTGCAACTGGGAATACAGATTCAACATCCTGAGCAACTACACCAAAATCTGATTTTTGAACAAAGTAACCATCTTCACCACCATGTTCTTGTATATACTCATCTGTCCAATCAAATAATTTACCTCCAATAACATCAATTTTTTCTAATGCATTTGGTATATCTTGAATATTTTCTTTATATTTTTTATCAGATGAAGCATATGCAGTAATATTGTTTGTTGCACGAATTTCACCAGCTGTAGCAGTAGCCGCAATGCCAATACCTAATCCATCAAATTGTGGTTTCGAAGTTGTCGCAATTCCTTGAGGTGGAGAATATGCTGCTGGTATTGTTGGTTTATTTAAAATTTGTGCAAGACCAGTTGTAGCATTCCAATCAGCATTTACTGGTGCTGCTGGTATTGTTGGCTTATTTTTAATAAAATCCAATGAACCAGTGGATGCTTGATTCCAATCACTTTGTATCTGAGCCGCAGGAATTGTTGGTAATAGACCTATTTCTGAATAGTTATAAGAAGGCTTTGTCGCAGCTTTAGCCCAGCTGTACACATCAGAAGCTGGTGCTGAACCTGCCGAACCTGCCGTATCTGCATATGAAACTCTCAATGATGCGGTTTGATATGATGTGACAGTTGCACTTGTACCAGTGCTATTGGAAGCCATAACATAGGTTGGAGATGCCGCAATTTTTTCGTGCATAGACGAAATCAAAGTTTTTACAATAGTATTACCTGTTGCATCGGTACGTACAAGTGAATTGGCGGTGCTGTTAGTATTTGCTGCATTTATCGAAAGACCTCCAACTGTGCCAGCATCACCAGAAATACTTACACCATTCAATGTGTGTGATCCACCCGATGCACGATTCAATGGAATAGAAGTTGTGCCAATAAAGACGGATGAATTTCCTAGTATTGTACTACTAATTGTGCCACCAGATAACTTATCTGCACTAATATTTGATATCCAACTTGGATTTGCATAAGTTCCTGTTGAATACAATCCATTTGTTACTGTACCCGCATTACCTGATATACTATGTGAGAATGTATAAGAAGAATTTGCAAGGTTGTTAACGAAAGCAGTTGTTGCAAATGATGTGTTTGCTGCTGTGGTTGGCATTGTCAAACCAATAACATCACCCGTAAATGTGCCGCCAACTTTAGGCATCTTTCTGGATTCCAAATCATTAATTGCAAGTTGAATTGTATTTGCAGAAGAAGGAATTGAACCTGTTACTGGACCATATGCGATATTGTTTGCATAATATGCATATGTTGTATAACCATCAACTTCAATTAAAATTTTATCACCAACTATTGGTGCTGTGGTAAATGTTAATTTCGATGTACCTGAATTCAGAGTATATTCGGATTCCAATTGACGAACACCATTAATATAGACTCTCACTTGATTAGCTTGATCGAATGTTGGTGTGTCATACAATGTTGTTGTACCGTCAGCAGTAGAACTTAATCTGGTAGATGTGATTCTGGTACCAGGAGTTGCACCGCCACCGCCACCAGATGGTGCAGAAGTCCAATAAAAATTACCTGTGCCGCCGGTGGCAAGAACATATCCCGCAGTTCCACTTTGTGTACCTGTAGCATTAGCAACCAGTGCATTAAATGCTGATGCAAGTGATGTTGATCCAGTGCCACCAGATGATGCTGGTAAAGGTGCTGATGATAACGACAGGGAAGCAAATGTTGGAGTTGCAGTAGTCCGCAAGTCTTGTGACGTACTGATTGCAAGTGTATTTGCACCAGTTGCATAAATTTGTACACCGTTGTTTGATGTGAATGTCAACGATGCATTAGTTGGTGATATTGAACCTGTTGTTCCCTTAATCTCAGATGTTGCAGCATTAGCCTTTGCAAATGCTCCGTTTGCTTGATTGAAGGCCGGAATAATTTGTGGTCCAACATTGTTTGCTGCTTCATAAGAAGCATTTGCATGTGCATATGCAGAGTTTGCAAAGTTTGCTGTGGTGTTTTGTGATACATAAGAAGCATTAGCTCTTCCAA